GAACGATTACTGAAGTCATCACTTTAGGTGATGGACCTGTTACATTGGGAGATGAAGATACAACTCTTACTAATGCTACACATAGTGGAAGACTAATTGTAGTTCCAGCGATCACAGCAAATAGAACAATTACATTACCTTCACCAGTTGCTGGTGCACACTTTAAATTTATTTATGGTGGCGCTGCAGAAGAAGCACAAAACCTTATCTTTGATTCAGGTGCTGATGCTAATTACTTTATTGGTGGTGTCGTTCATGCAGATTCAAATGCTGATAACGTAACTATCTATGCTGATGGAAACTCTAACTCAACACTAACTCTTACAGATTTTGGTGGTATGGAGATTAACATTTTAGCTAAAGACAGTACTAACTGGCTAATTTGGGGTTACACAGAAGGTGCAGACGCACCTGCATTTGGTGATCAATAATAAATAACTTATGATGGGGCTTCGGCCCCATCTAGTAATCTTGATTAAGGAGGGATTATGGCAGACACAGTAACAGGACCAACTATCTTGCAAGAAAATGATGCAAGAGTGGTCGTTAAAATAGTAAATCAATCAGACGGAAATGGTGGAACAACTGTATTTGGTGATGTTTCGGCAATGGCAGCAAACAGTGAAGGTTCTTCTTGCATACACTTAGTATTACAAAGAATTTGGTTTTCATGTCAAGGTGGTGATGGTGGAGATTCATACGCACGTTTAGACGAAGAAGATGATGACGGTGATATTCCAATTATCGGTTTAACAGGAACAGGCTACTGGGATTTTAGAGAATTTGGCGGAATGAAAACTGACAAATCATCGAATACCAATGAAAGTGACGTTAACTTAGTTGTTCCAGGCACAGCTGACGCCGCGAACATGTATACAATTGTAGCAGAGTTTAAAAAGTTATATTCAGATTAGGAGGTAGAGCATGGCTAATACTACTTCTGGAACAGTAACGTTCGACAAGACATTTGCTGTTGATGAAATTATACAAGAAGCTTACGAGAGACTTGGTATTTCAGCAGTAAGTGGTTATCAATTAAAAACAGCGAGAAGATCTCTTAACGTTCTTTTTCAAGAATGGGGTAATAGAGGTTTGCACTACTGGGAAGTAGCAAGCGCTAATATTGATTTAATTGAAGGACAAGCTGAATATACTTTCTATAGAGCAAGTGGTGATGGTACAAGTTCTGTAACAAACCCTTCTGGTATTTATGGTGTAGCCGATATTCTTGAAGCAACTTTAAGAACTAATAGAACACAAACAACTCAATCTGATTCTTCATTAACTAAAATAGCTAGATCTGCATATTCAGCATTATCAAGTAAACTTTCTAAAGGAACTCCAGCACAATTTTTTGTTCAAAGGTTCGTGGACAAAACAACTTTAACCGTTTATCCAACAGCAGATTCGTCAAATGCTTCTAAAGATTTACATTTTTATTACGTAAAAAGAATTCAAGATGCAGACTCAACTTATACAGATGCAACAGATGTTCCATACAGATTTGTACCATGTATGATTTCAGGACTTGCATTTTATTTAGCACAAAAATTTAATCAACAATTAGTACAACAATTAAAATTATTGTACGAAGACGAGTTAACAAGAGCATTAGCAGAAGATGGTTCTTCAGCTAGTACTTATATAACTCCGAAAAACTATTACCCGAGTATATAATGGCATACGCAAGAGGAAAACACGCACAGGCAATATCAGATAGATCAGGAATGGCATTTCCATATAATGAAATGGTTAGAGAATGGAATGGCATGTTTGTTCATAAATCTGAATTTGAACCAAAGCAACCACAATTAGAACCAAGACCTCATGGTGGAGATGCACAGGGATTACAAAATTCAAGAACAGATAGAACAGAAAATACTGTAGCACAATTATTACCACACAATCCATTTACAACTTATGCAGCTTCATCAGGAATTATAAATGTGTATGCACCAGATCATGGATTAACAAATGGATCAACGTACAGATTTAGAGGAGCACCAACAACTGCGGGATCTTACGGTAATCCAGGCAGCTTTGATGGTATAGCAGGTTCCAACATTGCAAAATCAGCAGGTTATGCTATTACTACAGGTAAGTATGTTAGTGGGAGTAGAGATACAGATCAAACGACTAATTGGTTTTATTTTACAGTCGATACAAACACTGCAACAGCAGGGAGTGTTAAAGGAGGAGGGTTTCCAGTCTCAATAGGACCAGCGACCCTTAGTGCATAATGGCAGGATTTACATATTCAACATTGACAACAGCGATTGCTAATTATACCGAGGTTGGTACTTCTGTATTATCTAGTACGATTACAGATCAATTTATAGATAATTCAGAATTAAGAATTTTTAGAGATGTCCCAGTTGATGCGGACAGAAGAGAAGTTACTGCTAATTTAGTTGCTTCAAAAGATAATGTTCATGTTCCAGCTGGAACTTTGTACGTTAGAGGAATACAAGTTTATACATCTACAAGTGCTGCAACTGGTGCTAATAGCTGGTTAGAAAAGAAAGATATTAGTTTTTTAAGAGAATATGATGCAGCAGAAACTACTACTGGTACACCTAAATATTACGCTATGTCTGATGGTGGAGCTACTGGAATTGGCTCAACTTCATCAGGTAGAATAACAATTGTCCCTACTCCAAGTTCGGCTTTTATGTATAAATTGCATTATAATGCTAGACCTCTAGGATTAAGCTCAGCAAATACTACAACTTATTTAAGCACGAATTTTGGAAATGGACTTTTATACGCATGTCTAGTCGAAGCATTTAGTTATTTAAAAGGGCCGATGGATATGTTACAATTATACGAACAAAAGTATCAAACTGAAGTACAGAAGTTTGGTGCTGAACAAATAGGGAGACGAAGAAGAGACGACTATACTGATGGAGAACCACGTATAGCTGTCAACGTTCCGTCACCGTAAGGATTAAACTATGGCAACTTTAACAACTAAAATAATAGAAGAAATTACACTTAACAATAATAGTTATAATAGCGAAAGATCATTAGATATTTCTAGTGTTAATGAAATTGCTAAAAGAATTGTAACTGTTTCAACTACTGAGTCAGGTTTATTAGGTTTCTCTACGGCTTCTTCAACAGATTTATCAAAAAGTTATTTAGCAGGTCAATTCGATGAAGACGATGTTAGATACATTAGAATTACAAATTTAGATTCAAGCAATCACATTACATTAACATTTAGAGATGAAGATAGTACAGAGTTTGCAATTAAAGTAGACGCTGGACATTCTTTCATTTATCCAGGTGACAATAGTGGTGGAGTTGTAGATACTATGCATGCAGGAGGTTCTGCACTAACAGTATCATTAAATGATTTAGTAGATATTACAGCAACGGCAGATACGTCTTCTGTAGATGTAGAGGTATTTGTAGGTAGCGCTTAGGAGATATTATGGCATCAACATATACGGAGATTGGAACAGAGTTAATGACCACTGGCGAGAACGCCGGTAACTGGGGAACAAAAACCAATGTCAATTTACAAATTTTAGAAGAAGCGATTAGAGGTTATGTTGCACAATCAATTGCTGGTAGTGCACAAACAACAGCTTTAACTTATTCAGATGGTTCTACAGGCGATGCTGCAAGAAATGCAGTTATTGCTTTAACTGGAACTATCACTGGAAACCAAGTTGTAACAGTCACAGCAAAAGAAAAATGGTGGATTGTAGATAACCAAACTTCTGGAGCTTATACTGTTCAATTTATGGTATCAGGTCAAACTGGGGTTACTTGGGGAACATCTGATAAAGGAACAAAAATTTTATACTGCAATGGTACTGATGTTGTAGATACTGGAGTATCTTCAAATGCGCTTTCATCTACTGGAGATATGACATTTGATTCAGGAGCTGATATTATTTTAGATGCTGATGGTGCAGATGTTCTTTTAAAGGACGCAGGAACTCAATATGCTGCTTTAACAAATAGTTCTGGTAATTTAGTTCTTAAATCAGGATCAACTACTGCACTAACTTTTAGTGGAGCAAATGTAACTGGATCTGGAACTTTTGAAGCAACAACTATCACAGCTTCAACAGCTTTTGTACCCGACGCTTCAGATGGTGCAGCTTTAGGGACTTCATCATTAGAATTTTCAGATTTATTTTTAGCAGATGGTGCAGTTATTAATTTTGGTGATGATCAAGATATTACACTTACTCACTCTGCAGATGCAGGTTTAACAACAAACGGAACTTTTCAAGCAACTACAATAACAGCAACAACGGCAGTTGTTCCAGATGCTTCAGATGGAGCAGCTTTAGGGACTTCATCATTAGAATGGTCAGATTTATATATTGCAGATGGTGGTATAATTTATTTTGGTGATGATCAAGAAATTACACTAACACACGCCGCTGATGATGGTTTAATTTTAAAACACGTTGGAACAGGTGATGGTAAAGAGCCATCGTTAACATTCCAAGCTGGTGATACTGATATTGCAGCAGATGATGTTTTAGGTTCTATATTTTTCCAAGCGCCAGATGAAGGTGCAGGAACAGATGCAATTTTAGTTGCAGCAGGAATTGAAGCAGTATCAGAAGGAGACTTTAGTTCATCTAATAATGCTACTAAACTAAGTTTTAAAACAGGAGCATCGGAAGCTGCTACTGAAAAAGTAACTATTAGTTCTGCAGGAAATTTAAATTTAGTATCATCTAATACAGAATTAAGATTCTATGAAGGATCAAATTATGTTGGTTTCGAAGCACCAGCATTATCAGGAAATCAAATTTGGGTTTTACCTACGGCCGATGGATCAAGTGGTCAACAATTACAAACTGATGGATCAGGAACTTTAAGTTGGGCAGCATCTAGTACGGCTACTGCAGCAGATGATATCTCAACAGGAGATGGTGCGGTAACAGTTGCAACTTCTTCAGGAAATATTACACTCGATGCACAAGCTGGTGACACAGATATTATATTCAAAGGTACAGATAGTAGTTCAGATATTACAGCATTAACATTAGATATGTCAGATGCAGGTACTGCAATATTTAATAATGATGTATCTTTAGACTCTGATTCAGCAGTTTTAAAATTTGGTGATGATCAAGATGTTACACTTACTCATACAGATGGTACAGGTTTAACTTTAAACTCTACAAACAAATTATGTTTTTATGATACAGCTTTATCTATTAGTTCAAGCACAGATGGTCAATTAGATATTGACGCTGACACAGAAGTAGAAATTACAGCAACAACAGTAGACGTAAATGGTATACT